CAAGTTCCGCTGCTATCCGTTGAAGTGCATCCAGTTCTGCATTGAAGTTGTAGAACACAATCAGTCTGTCTTTTGTACTGGATGCCAGGTCTTTGAATGCTTGAAGCTTGTCCTTGTTGTAGTGACCGCACAACATCCTGGAATACAACCGCTTTGTCAGGGTGCTATCACCAACAAGTTCAACACCATCAATTGTCACAAGACCTTTCTTCCTGAACTGTATGTACTCTTTGGTTTTTGGCACTGTCACTGGAATGAATATCTGTTCAGGAAGGTCAAAACATTCTTCTGTTTTCAAGAACACTGAACCATGGTCACGCATCTTTTGTTTCAATCGGTCAACATTCTTGTAAGGTTCTTCTTTGTCAATCACATGATGGATGAACCCATCTGTTTCAACTTTGACCCAGTTCACATATTGTCTATTGTATAATTCTTTGCTGATTGACCATCCAAGCAGGTTCATCTGTGACCATAGGTTTTCATACTTGCCTGATGTCGGTGTTCCTGAAAGAAGAATCACATTGTCAGGCTTCATTTTCAGGATGAATTTTGACCGTTTTGCTGTGTCATTCTGTATCTGTGATGATTCATCAAGCATCATGGTGAAATGCTCTAATTGAAGCAGTTCTGACCTTCTGAACACCAAATCATAATTGATGATACCAACCGTCATTGTTGCACCATGGTAACCTGCCCAAGCTGTGTCATGTGAAATGAAGTCACTTAACTGCTTTTTGTTTGTCAGGTCATAGATTCTGATTTCTGAATAGTAGTCTTTGAAATGCTGCATCCAGTCACTTATCTTTGACTTCTGACAAATAAGAAGGTTAGTATCTGCACCAAGCTGCTTCATTTTCTCTGACCCAACAAAGGTTTTTCCAAGACCCATGTCCAGGTAGTATGCAACCCTGTTGAAATCTTTGGTCTGTTTCAATGCTTGCTTTTGGTGTTCATATAGCTTCATGCAATCACCCAACCTTTACCCCAGTTATTTTGAAGAACTTATCTGCATCAAAGTTGGGGATGCTCATGATGACTTGCTTTTCTCTTTGGTTAAGACCGTTCCACCATTCTTTGCAGCAGTCAGTGTTGTCACGAATTTTCAAATAACCGCCAGTGGTTTCATGTTCAGGATGTTCAGCCTTTTCAGCATCTGACATTTCATTTGACCAAATCCAGTCAGCAGGTCTGAAATCAATTCTGTTCATCAACCAACATGCTTCCGAATTTCGCCACTGCTCAAAGGTCATGTCTGTTTCCTTATCAAAGAACCGCAGCTTCTGATTTTCAGTATTGAAGCAACCAACCACATTGGAAGCCTTGTTCCAATCACCGCTGTTCCAATCACCGCTGTTCCAATCACCGCTGTTCCTGTTACCGCTGTTCCTGTTACCGCTGTTCCTGTTACCGCTGTTCCTGTTACCGCTGTTCCAATCACCGCTGTTGCAATCACCGCTGTTGAAGTCACCGCTGTTCCTGTTACCGCTGTTCCAATCACCGCTGTTCCTGTTACCGCTGTTCCAATCACCGCTGTTCCTGTTACCGCTGTTCCTGTTACCGCTGTTCCAATCACCGCTGTTCCAATCACCGCTGTTCCTGTTACCGCTGTTGCAATCACCGCTGTTCCAATCACCGCTGTTCCAATCACCGCTGTTGAAGTCACCGCTGTTCCTGTTACCGCTGTTCCAATCACCGCTGTTCCTGTTACCGCTGTTGCAAAGACCAGTGCAAGCCTTTCCAGTGTTGACAATTGTCAGCACTTCTTCCCAGGTGATTTCTCTTTCAATCTTGATTATGTTGGTGCAGCACTTGTCACCATCTTCTGCAATATCGCCCAGGGCAATGACTTCTGCAACCTTGTTGTTGGGGTCAAACTTGTAATAGTTGAAACAGTCCTTTGCCTGTTTGCAGAAGTGAAAACCTCTGTCACAAACGCTTGGTGTCACATTTTCTTCATATACCTTGCCAACTTCATACTGGAAACCCCTGCATGTCCAATCAGGACTGAACACTTTGAATCCTTTTACATTTTCCATGTCTGAACCTTCCTTTCTCATATTCCGATATATTCATTCAGCTTCTTCGGTGAAATGTGGTAAGAAAATTTTTCGCCTGACAACTTTACCGCAAATCCAAATGGTGCAATACCTCTTTGAAGGGCAACCCTTACAAATTGCCTTGACTTACCAAGCATTTTTGCAGCCTGGTCAACAGGTACATTTCTCAATCCTTTGGGGTCAGGTGTTGAATCGCTGCAATTCGTTTCACCTTTCAGGAAAGCAACTGAACAATCAAGTGCTTCTGCAATCTTGTTCAACGCAAGTTCTTTTGGTTCATTTTTACCTGAAAGGTACTGACTGATTGATGATTTTCCGATTCCAGTAAGTGCTGAAAGTTCAGCTTGGTTCATGTTTCGTTCCAACATTGCTTTTTTCAACTGCTCTGAAAAACTCATTTTCATACCATCCTTTCTATAAGTTGGTTAAGCTTCCTTAACTTTTGGTGTAAAAAAATATATGGGGATTTCTTCTTTTGCAATTTGAAGCAGGTCACATGCTCTGTCAATTTCCTTCTGACTGAATTGCACTTTGTTATTCAGCTTTTCAGACAGGGAAACAGGTGACATGGACATTGCTTCTGCAAATGCAGACTGTGTTCCAAATACTTCTTTGATTTTTCCTCTAACCTTGGAATAATCAAAAGTCACATCAATCATTTTATTCACCTTCCTTTCCGTTCAAGTACACCAATTTTATTTCTTTTCACTTTGAAGCCATATCTTTTCATGGTTTCATCAAGCTTGCCTTCACTATCAAGTTGCTTACATATATACAATGCATTTGAAACATCAACAATTTTGGAATAACCATGCAGACCGCCAAATCCAAATTCAATCTCATCAATTTTTGAAGTGTCAAATCCTTTGTCATAGAATTCAGCACTATTGAAGCATCTTTCAATTACATTAGTGGGTAATGTTTTCAAAATTTTTTCCATTTCCTTAACTTTCAATAGAAGGTACTTCTTATAAAGTTTCAAGAAAATTTCAACATCTTTATTTGTAACTTGCTTATAACCTGCCACTTGATATCACCACCTTTCTATCCTAAAATGCCATCTTCAACTTCATCACAAACTGTATCCCATAATTCTTTTAAGCTGGTTTTAGCTTTCCATGTATGTTGCAGTTTGATTTCAGCTTGAATATATGGTTTTATTTTTTCAGGATGTCTTTTCATATTCTCAATTGTGTGCCTATCCTTCATGAATACACAAAACATGCAACTGCACCTGTCAACATATTCATAACAAGGATGTGGTTCAAGGTGAAGTTGTTTTCCTTGTTCAAACATTTTCCCCTTCTCAAAATCCAAGCAGGGTCTGAACCAGTGACATTCAAACTTTGCAACCCTTTCAGTTTTCAAGTGGGTTCTGTGGTATTCAATTTCAGGAAGTCTTGACCGCTTTGGTGATTCATCCCTTCTTTCACCACTTATAAACAAGCACTTTTCACCAAGGATGTTCCTGTTTGCTCTCATCCATTTATCAGTGATTCCTGTTTTAAGATAAGAAGTACACCATCTATTTTTCATGTCAGGGAACATCAGTCTTTCTTCAAGTAGTAGTCCAAGGAAACTCTTTGGGTGTGCAAGTAATATTGGTTTCACACGCATGAATGCTGCTGTTTTATAAAACAACTGTATATTGATGTCATATTCCATCCCAGTATCACAATAAAGAAGGAATATTTTTTCTTTTGGGAAATTATTCACTGCCCAGTATAATGCACCTGCACTGTCAATTCCGTTTGAATAGCTTACAATAATTGATGAATAATCACTTTGCAGCTTTGGTTGTTCATTCAATGGTTCACCCCCTTTCTAATATAATCAACCAGGTTATTACAACATGGGGATTGTTCCACACCGTTTACTGGTCTGTATTAAGTTGTCAAAGAACAGTAGTCAATAAGTTAGATTTCTTCTTCAAATTCAAGTTCACAATCTGTGCATGTGACCCTTACTTCTTTTGTTGCTCTGATGATTGCACCGCATCCAGGACACACATATTTCCTTGAAGATGATGAACTTGAGGGCTTTATCTTTGGAAGCTTGCTTCTGAACAGTTCCTGTTCAGCCTGGTCAAGTCTTTCATAATGACTTTGTTTCTTTAAAAGCTTTTCAACACCAACTGCATCAACGATTTTGCAGAAGTCATCTTTGTCATATCTATTTATACTAACATCTGTTATTTCTCTTATCCCATACCCTAAATTTAATTTTCATTACTCTTCCTCAACCTCAATTTCTTTTTGTTTCTCAACAACCAATTCTTCTTGAAATAGTCTTGTCATGATTATAGTATCAATGTTCCTCCAAACTTCTTCAGGAAGATTAATCTTTATTTTCTTTTCATCAAGCATGTAATCCACTTGGAATATGTCGTTTGTATTACTCATCCTCTATTACCCCCCTTTCCATTCTCACTAATTCAACCTTGCAATTTTTATATTTGTAATCAACGTGTGTTTTTACGATTGTTTCGGCTTGTTTTAGATATACTTCTGCGCTTTCTTTGTTCCATATTTTACAGCCTTCATACGGAAAAACTTTTCCGTCTATAAGCACTTGGTAATAATAATTTTGCATTATCCTTGACCTCACTTTCCTTCTTAAAAATCCCTGCTTTAGCGGATTATCAACGGTGACGTAGTGACATTTCCCTTCAAATTCACCATACCCAATACATGGGCGATTGTAATTTATTTTAGGATTCATTTTTCATCACACTCGCTTTACTCTAAATATAGATACAAACCACCATGAAAGTTGTTTACCCAACTTTTAACCTATCCTTAAATTCCTCTTTATTCATTTATTTCACCACCAATCTTAAATAAAATTTACAACCAGATTATTACAACATGGGGGTTGTTCCATGCTTTTTACTGGTCTGTATTCAATTATCAAGGAACATCTTTGGAAAGCTGAACTACTTAGTTCAACTTCCTGAACTTATATACATAATACCATTAGGGAAAAATAATGTCAAGGATATTTTTCAGTTTTCTTAACTTTTTTTCAAAAATAGTTATAATTTCTTGAACTTTAGTGTATAATATGATATAGAAAGGATGGTGTTATTAAATGAAAGAATCATTTGTAAGTAGATTAAGAAAAGCCATGGAAATTAGAGATATGAAACAAGCTGACCTGGTAGAAAGAACTGGTCTTTCAAAATCTGCAATAA